TAACGCTGATGTTCTATACGATTCGGCAATTCACGGAGCTTTGGTATCATCGTGTGATTTCATTTACATTTCGAATGATGAAGACGGATATCCAAAGCTTCAGGTAATACCTGGCTTCAATGCTACAGGTGTAATCGATACGATCACATCTCTGTTGAAGGAAGGCTATGCCGTACTGGACTGTGATGAATTCGGAACTCCGATATTGGAGGCTTATTTCTTGCCAGGTGAAACTTGGTATATCGAGAAGGGAAAACCAGACAGATGTGTAAAAAATAACGCTCCTTATCCTTTGCTTGTTCCTGTAATCTATCGACCTGATGCAAAGAGACCTTTCGGCCACTCTAAGATATCAAGGGCATGTATGGACTATACACAGAGCGCTATGCGAACACTTCTACGGTCTGAGGTTGCTGCAGAATTCTACAGTTTTCCGCAGAAGTACGTATTAGGTACTGATCCAGATCAAGACCGACTGGAAAAGTGGAGAGCGACGATTTCAAGCATGCTCGAAATAACAAAAGACGGAGACGGAGACAAGCCAGTTGTAGGTCAATTCAATCAGCAGAGCATGGCTCCATACAACGAACAACTCCGAATGATTGCAGGGCAATTTGCTGCAGCTACAGGCTTAACGTTAGATGATTTAGGATTCTCTACAGACAACCCTGCAAGTGCTGAGGCTATTAAAGCAAGCCACGAACATCTGAGACTGGATGCAAGGAAAGCACAGGCAGGATTTAGCGTTGCTTTCAAAAACGCTGGATATTTGGCAAGCTGTCTGCGTGCTAACAAAGGATATCCGAGAAGTATTCTCAGAAATACTAAGGTTCGATGGTATCCGATTTTTGAACCAGACGCATCAATGCTCTCACTCATCGGTGACGGTGTGATCAAGCTGAATCAAGGCCTGCCGAACTATATCACAGCAAGAGACTTGAACGACTTGACCGGTCTTGAAGGCGAGGAAGAAGAAACGGCATTCATGCAGAATTTACAGGCTTTAGCTGACGAAGAAGAGGAAGTTCCTAATGAGTGATATCTCTCCGGATATTCTTGAAAACATCCGAAAGGAATTTATCCGACTTTTTAACGACAATCCGCAGATTGCTTCTCTTTACGCAAAAATTCAGAGTGGAAAGGCTACCTATATCGATGCTGATGCATTCGCCAGAGTATTAGGCGACCTGTTGTCTATTGCACTAAGCCACAACATAACAGAGGATATATTGCCGGATGGCAAGCTGTACTGGAATATCGCCAAAAGCGTTATAGAACCTTTTCTATCCGACGGATACAGGATCATGGTTGATTTCAATTCTGCCGTTCAAGAAATTCTGAATGTATCCTCGGACGTTAAACTTCAGGTCATCGTTCCAAAGATTAACGCTGACAAGGTTGACGGGATCATAACAAAGCTATCGAATGCCGACAACTTCCGAGAGGTCCAGTGGCTTTTAGCTGACCCGTCGTATATGCAGAATTTCTGCAATTCAATTGTGGATGATTTCGTTCGAGAGAATGCAGATTTCCAGTACCAATCAGGATACAATCCGGTCATTATCCGAGTCATGCATGGCAAAGGGTGCGATTGGTGCAGGAATTTGGCTGGAACCTACGACTATAGAAAAGGCGTAGACAGGACGATCTTCAAACGTCATCGAGGATGCGCATGCACTGTCGAATACAAGTGCGGCAAGTTCAGCCAGAACGTTTACAACAAGCGATTGATGGATTCGTCCGGTAAAGAGTTAACAAGGAAACAACTGGAAGCGATGGATGTATCCACGCTAACCACGAAAGAAGCAAGAGCACGGCAGTTAGCCATCACTGCGATGGAGAACCAGGAGAACCGTGCACAACGTGAGAGATTAATTCAGACTCTCATGCAAAATGAGAACGTCGACCATCGAACGGCGGCGATTCGATTTACAAGACGATTAAACGGAAATTCATAAGGAGGTAGGAGTGTATGCCACGTGAAGGCAGACAAACTCCCACTTCCGCATTTATTATCCCTTACGAACATACCAAAGGAGAGGAAGCTGTCAAGATCTACAACAAATGCGGCCGAAAGGCACGACCTTGGCAGGAGCTTCTCCTTTACGACATTATGGCCGTCGATAAAGATGGGCTCTGGATTCATTCGAAATTTGGTTACTCACTACCACGCCGAAACGGGAAAACTGAGGATGTTATGATGCGTTTGATCTACGCATTGATGCATGATGAAAAAGCGCTTTACACGGCACACAAGACTACAACCTCTCACTCGACTTGGGAGAAAGTTACTCAGCTTCTTTCCAAGTCGGGATGGGTGGAAGGCGAAGATTACAAAACAACGAAACAGTTTGGGCTTGAAACTGTAACAGCCATCAAAGGCGACGGAGTCCTAAACTTTAGAACACGAACATCAAAAGGTGGACTCGGTGAAGGCTATGACTTATTGATCATCGATGAAGCACAAGAGTATACGGTTGACCAGGAATCAGCGTTACAGTATACGGTTACGGATTCGCAGAATCCCCAGACAATTCTGTTAGGTACTCCGCCAACTGCAGTATCATCCGGAACTGTATTCGAAAGCCTTCGATATTCGACTCTTCGAGGTGCCGAAAAGTTTACTGGATGGGCTGAATGGGGCAAAGAACACAAGATGGATGTCGGCCCCGATTGCGATATGGATGCCCTGGTAGATGCATGGTATGAGACAAATCCGTCACTCGGCCACGGACTATCCGAAAGAGCATTATGGCAGGAGTCCAGGGCGAACGAAATTGACTATAACATTCAGCGCTTAGGTGTATGGTTCCGATACAATCAGAAATCCGAAATCTCAAGAGAAGAATGGGAATCCTTAAAGGTTGACGAAGTTCCGCAGTTTGTCGGTAAACTACACGTCGGCATCAAATACGGACATGATAGCGAAAATGTAGCGCTGTCAGTTGCGGTCCGTACTACCGACGGAAATGTATTTGTCGAATGCATAGACTGCCGACCTGTCAGAGATGGAAACAGTTGGATACTGGCACTTTTGAAAAAGCTCGATGTTGCCGAAATAGTCATAGACGGCGCATCCGGTCAAAGGCTTTTAGAATCAGATCTCAAGGAAGAAGGATTTAAGAAGATAAAGCTGCCTAAGGTTGCAGAATTGATCAATGCCAATTCATTGTTTGAACAGAATCTGCATTCCATCCGCCATAGTAATCAGCCATCGCTTTCACAAGTCGTATCAAACTGTGAAAAAAGAGCGATAGGCTCACAGGGGGGCTTTGGATTTAAGTCGTTATTAAGAGGTGCCGATATCGCTTTAATGGATTCTATGATATTGGCGTTCTGGTCATGTTCGCAAGGAAAAACGAAAAAGAAACAACAAGCTAGTTATTAAGGAGCACACGTTATCGTGTGCTTTTTTAATAAAAACATTACGCGGACCACATGCGGAAAAGTGGGGAAAGGAATTTTATGCCATTTAAACCAATTGAAACACAGGAAGAATTTGACGCTTTGATCAAGGACCGCTTAGCAAAGCAGAAAGCTAAATTCGAAGAAGAAAAAGCGGAAATTACAAAGAAATACGAAGGCTACTTATCGCCTGAAGATGTCGAGAAAGCAAAGAAATCTTACGAAGATAAGGTAACTGCGTTAAATGCTTCCATTTCTGAAAGAGACGAGAAAGAAAAGACATTACAGACTCAGCTAGATGAGGCAAATGCCAAGAATTCCAAGTATGAGTCAAGTGCATTAAAAATGCGAGTAGCTTTATCCAACGGAATTCCTTACGAGTTAGCTGACCGATTGAACGGTACGACAGAGGAAGAGCTGACTGTTGATGCAAAGAAGATGGCTTCTTTATTTGGTTCGTCTCATGCTCCACAGAACACACCAGAATATACTCCATCAAATGGAGATACAGACGGTGTGACACAGGCTTTCAAGAAGCTTAATCCAACATTAAAAATTTAAAGAAAGGAGAGCACTATGGCTCACACATTACAGGAAAGATACTCCGAATTAGTATTAGCAAAATTACGTCAGGAAAACGTATTACTTAACCTGATGAATCGTCGTTACGAAGGCACTCCTTCAGCTGGTGCCGTTAAGGTTCCGGTACGTGATACTGAGGTGGCAGTAGGCGACTACAACAAGGCTACAGGTAAAGCTTTAGCGATCGGATCAACTACTTACAAGACTATTGAAATTGGTAACGACATCGCAGTCAATGAAATCATCGACGGATACGACGCTGCAGCCGTTCCGGATGGATTAGTAGCTGAAAGATTAGATTCTGCCGGTTATTCTTTGGCTCATGCTATTGATACAGCTATCGCAACTATGCTGACTACTACTGGCAAGTACACTGCTGAATCTTCAACTACTGCATCCACTGCTGCGACTATTTACAAAAACATCGTCGGCTCTGTTAAGAAAGCTAAAAAGGCTGGTGTTCCTAAATCTGCTATGTGGGTAGTAGTAACCGCAGATACTATGGAACTGTTAGAAACTGCAGATTTATTAACTCATTCCTCAACTCAGGGTGACGCAGTTATTACCAACGGCTTTGCCGGCAGATTAAATGGCGTACCTGTATACGAATCATTAAATGGTGTATTAGAAACTGCAAAGGTTGAATACATTGTCGGAAATGCTGAATTCGCACACTATATTTCTGAGTTCGTTGTACCTGTACAGATCAACAACTTAACAAATGAATACATCGGTTCGTCTGCAGTTCAAGGCCGTGTAGCAAGTGGCGGAGACGTATCACGTCCGAATACTATTATCGTTAAACAGACTGCATAAGGAGGTGGTCTAAATGACCGCTTACGCAACGATAAGCGATATTAATATTCTGTGGAAGCGTACGATAAACGAAAGCGAAGAGGACAAGGCTGAAACATTGATCAATATCGTTTCGGCATCGCTACGATCGGAAGCGAAAAAAGTAGGCAAAGACCTCGACAAAATGATTGAGGATGATCCAGACCTTCTGCTTATTGCTAAAGACATAACGGTGTCTGTCGTAGGCCGTTATCTTGACGATACATCGACAGGACCGGCAATGTCTCAAATGAGCCAGTCAGCAGGAGGTTACTCCGTATCTGGAACGTATTTGGTTCCAGGTGGCGGAATCTTTATCAAAAAATCTGAGCTAGCAAGGCTTGGACTGAGACGCCAGCAGATGAGGTTCATAGACTATGACTACTCTGATTAACGGTATCGATATCATACTCTGGGATGAGGTCCAGACAGGCATTGATGAATTCAATGCTCCTGTTGTGGAACTTGTTCCAGTTACGGTTTCGAATGTGCTTGTAACGCCTGTTAGTGCTAGTGAGATTACTGATAGTACACGGCTTTACGGCAAACAGGCTGTTTATGAGATTTCGATTCCGAAAGGCGATACCAACATCTGGGAGAACAAGAAAGTCACTTTTTTCGATGAGGACTGGATAACGATCGGCTACTGTAGAGAATGGATTGAGTCCAATGTTCCTTTAGACTGGAACAGAAAAATACAGGTGGCGAGATATGGCTAAGAAGGTTGAAGTAGTGCTAAACTCTTCGGGAATCCGAGAGCTGCTGCATGAAGTAGGCAGTACCGTATGCATGGAGAAAGCCAATCAAGTAGCTGGTGCATGTGGGGATGGATTTGTCGCAGAACAGGGCAAATCTGGAAGCCGTACATGGGGGACTGTTAAAGCTACCTCGTTTCATGCAATGAATAGAAATCTGAAATACAACCTTGTTGAAAAGGCAATCGGAGGTATGAAATGAGCACAATAGAAGCAAGAGTCATTTCATATCTCTCAGAACATTTTCAAATTCCTGTATCCGCCGAAGTTCCGGAAGAAAAGCCTACAAGATTTCTCACGATTGAAAGAACAGGACGGGCTGTCATCGAGCATATCAAACAAGCTAATATTGCGGTTCAGTCATGGTCATCAATCAGCCTCGCTGATGCTGCGAATCTATGTGATCAAGTCGAGGCTGTTATGGATGATTTTATTCTGGATGATTCCATCGTAAAATGCTCACTTGAAAACTCGTACAATTTCACAGATATTTCAACAAAAACTTACCGCTATCAGGCGGTTTTTAATATTATTTACTACTAAAACAGAAAGGAAAATTTATGGCTGATACAAATCAAAATACGGTTGCCAATGTTTCGGCAGGCAAACCAAAAGTATTAGGTGCTGTCTATCATGCACCGCTCGGCTCTACACTTCCTACTACAGTATCCGGTGCGCTGGATGCAGCATTTGCCTGTGTTGGATACATTTCCGAGGACGGCGTAACCAACAGCAACTCGGCAGAGAGCGAAAGTGTCAAAGCGTGGGGCGGAGATATTATCCTCGTAACCCAGACAGAAAAGAGCGATACATTTAAGTTCAAAATGGTCGAGGCTAAGAACATCGAAGCAATCAAGGCGGTGTATGGTTCTGACAATGTGAGTGGTACGCTTGCCGGTGGCTTAACCGTTAAAGCTAATTCAAAGCAAAACCCAGCAGAAGTATGGGTTATCGAAATCGCAATGTCAAAGAATACTTTCAAACGCATCGTTATCCCTAACGCAGTGCTGACAGAATTGGAAGATATCGTTTATAACGACAGTGACCCAATCGGATACGGTGTAACGCTGAGCGCATTGCCATACGAGGCATTTGATGGAGATACGCACCGAGAATATATTCAGACAGTAGCATAAGGAGGCATTTATGGTTAAAGGTGTTACAGACAGCGGTTTCGAATTTGAAGTTAATGAAAAAATCACAAAGGACTTTTTATTCGTTAAAGCATATAGATTGGCGAATCATAGTGATCCATACAAACAGATTGATGGCTTTACGGATTTGGTAAGTATGCTGTTCGGCGACAAAGAGGAAGATTATTACAAATTTCTCAAAGAACACTTTGACGGAATCGTTCCTGCCGATGTGCTGGGAAAGGATATAGGCAGTGTTATCCGTCAAGTTGAAAAAGCATCTGAATCCGCAAAAAAGTAATCACCTTGGCCACAATGCTCAGTGTGGATGAGGATGCTCTCATCTGCGACTTTGCTGAGACATATCACATCCTCGACTTGTACAGTCTGCCGATTGACTTGGCAGCTGTACTGGCCTGTGGTCTAAGGGAGGAATCGAGGATAAAAATGAAGATTGCAGGTATATCCTTCCCAATGCGGACGTTGTTCCTGGCTGCGGTTATGGATAATACTGCATGGCTTAAGTGGGCGAAAACAAAGGATGCTGAAAAAGGCATCAATCAGCCGGAAAGCATATTTAATCAGCTGGTCAAGCCTGATGAAAAGAAAACGGCTTTTACATCCGGCGAAGATTTCGAATCCGCTAAGCGTGAATTTGATAAAAAAATTAAACTATTAGGAAGGGAGTAAATTATGAGCGATATAGCAAAGGCTTATGTCCAAATAGTACCTTCCGCCGAGGGAATAAAAGGCAAGTTAGAAAGTGCGATTTCGGGAGAAGCTACCGGAGCAGGGAATACCGCTGGCGGTCTTCTTGGCTCTGGCTTGCTGAGTACTCTATCCTCCGTTTTTTCTATTGCCGCAGTCGGCAAAATTTTAAAAGATGCACTCGACCAGGGCGCTCAACTTGAGCAGTCGATCGGTGGTGTCGAAACCCTATTTAAGAATAACGCTGATACAGTTACACGATATGCACAAGAAGCGTATCGAACCACAGGTCTGTCTGCTAATGAGTACATGCAGAGCGTTACCTCATTCAGCGCATCGCTTCTCCAATCGCTTGGAGGAGATACGGCTAAAGCTGCCGATATTGCCAACATGGCAATGATCGATATGGCTGACAATAGCAACAAAATGGGTACTTCCATGGAAGCCATCCAGAACGCATACCAAGGCTTTGCAAAGCAGAATTACACGATGTTGGATAACCTCAAATTGGGTTATGGCGGCACGAAGTCGGAAATGGAGCGACTGTTAGCAGATGCTCAGAAACTGACAGGTGTTGAATATGATATCAACAAACTGTCGGATGTATATTCGGCTATCCATGCTATTCAAGAAAACTTAGATATTACAGGAACGACAGCAAAAGAAGCTGCTAGTACTTTATCGGGCTCCTTTAACTCTGTTAAAGCAAGTCTGCAGAACGTAGCCGGATATCTGGCTACAGGTATGGACGTTACTCCAGCACTCGAAGGTCTGCTGAGCTCGACAGTCAGCTTCCTAACCAATCTAGGCGGAATGCTCTTCAATATTGTATCTGGATTAGCACAAAGCATCGTACCTTTTATAGTCTCAATGGCACCGATGGTGAGCGAAGGAATTAATCAGCTTATCAACGATGCCTTTTCTTTTGTAACAGGAGGTGGATTTGCCCAGGCATTACAGGCTGGCGTCGATATGATCACCCAGTTTGTTAACGGTGTTCTAACCAATTTACCGGCTGTAATTTCTAGCGCTATCAGCATGGCTACACAATGGCTAGCTACACTGATGGCAGCGGCTCCACAGTTTCTGTCTGCTGCAGGTCAGCTGATTCTTAACCTTGTTCAAGGTATCATCAGTAATCTACCGGCAACTGTTTCGGCAATCGTATCCGGTGCAGTTGGTATGATCAGCACGTTAGCTAGCTACCTGCCGCAGTTCCTTACATCTGGTATCCAGTTTGTTATGCAGATTGCTGCAGGTTTGATCGATGCAATCCCTGATCTATTATCATCTGTCGGACAAGTTGCGACGGACGCATGGAATACTTTCAAGCAGACTGACTGGATCTCTTTAGGTTCTGATATCATTTCAGGTATCGTCAGTGGTATTGCAGGAGCTGCAGGTAACTTATTCAACAGCTTGAAGAATTTGGCATCCAATGCCTTAGAAGCTGCGAAGAGTGCTTTAAATATCAACTCGCCTTCAAAGGTGTTTAGAGATATCGTAGGTCGAGGAATCTCCGAAGGTATTGCTGCAGGTATCGATATGTATTCGGATATGCCGATCATGTCAGTACGTCGT